GGCATAGACGCGTTTTCATCACCCAAAACACCTAAATAGACAGGAACATGCCAACGAAGCGCACAGAACCGCGAGCGATCGTCGCCGATCCGATCGATCCGACGTCGGATCTCGCTGCTAGCATCTTCGGCGAGGCCCTCACGGCGATCCTTGCCGAGATCCGAGGCATCCGAGCCGGCAAGATCAAGCCGAAGGGTCACGACGCGGCGTCGCGCATCGCCTGGCTCGCCCAGCGGGCCGCATCGGTCGCCGCCGAGCAGCGGAAGGCGGAGGCGGCCGAGCTGCGCAAGCTCACGCCCGCCGTCGTCATGATCTGGATCCGGCAGCAGACCGCCGAGTACCGCGCGAGGCTCCTGCGCGACGTCGCGGCCATCGATTCCAAGGAGCGAAGGAGCGTTCTCGGATGAATGACCTCAACAACGACCTGTCGATCACCGAAGAGGAACGGATTCGCGCCCACTACGTCGGGCGCGTCCGGTCATTGAAGGCCCCGCCGATGTCGTACCGCGTCGGCGTCCAAGGCTTCGACGGGATCGCCCGGCGCCTCCAGGCGAGGATCGAACTCGGCGAGCGCCTGCCCGACATGACGCGCGCGGAGTTCATCACGCTGCACTTCGCGCACGGTGCCGTACGCGTCTACCTCGGTCGCGACATCGCAGAGAACAAGATCGGGTTCACCGAGTTCACCGGCGAGGATGTTGCGTGACCTGGACGATCAAGGTCCGCACCTCACCCGGCGCGCTGATGACCGCCGACTACGAGTGTCCGGTTCACGGACGCTTCGAGGCGACGGTCGAACGTGACGGCGCCGGAGATCCGCCGGTCGAGGCGAAGTGCATGAAGTGGATCAGCGTCACGCTCTACTGCGGCGAGTGGTCGCCCTGGCGCATCTCCTGCCCGCCGGTCCACACGCAGTTCGTCGTCACCGCATCGCACGGAAAGTCGGCCGCGAAGCCACACCCCGAGACGATGGACACGCGGATGCTGGCCGAGGGCCGCAAGAACGAGTTCCGGAAGCAGCGCAAGAAGCTCAAGGAGGAGCGCCGGCACAAGCGCGTGAAGGCGTTGCTGTCATGACGCCGCCGATTGCGATCGGTCGCTTCCGTGTCTACTTCAACCGCCACGGCGCCGCGCCGCTCGTGTGGTGTGTCGCTACCGATCACTGGGAGCTCGCGGTGGCCGCGGTCGACATCCGGGCGCCGGTGCTCACGGTCTACATCCCAAAGGCCACGCCGGACCACGAGGACGGCAGGCCCAGCGCCTGGCTCGAGGTCACCGGTGCGCTGCATGTCGTCGCAAGCTGCGCGCGGATCGAGCGGGTGACCGAGTGACCGCGATCGTCTACCGCCCAGCCGCGCCCGCCGATCACCTGTTCATCGTGGACGCCTGGGTCGGCTCGTACCGCGATGCCTACACGGCCGGGCTGATCCAGGTCGACGACTGGTACTCGATCATGATCCCGCAGATCGAGAAGGTGCTGCGCCGGCCCGACGTCCGCACGGTGGTCGCCACGGTGCCAGGTAGCGCAGACGGCGTCGCCGACCTGCTCGGATTCGTCACCGCAGACACGGCGGAGTCGCCGCCGCTGGTCTACTACGTGTTCGCCAAGGAGCACTATCGGCGCGGCGGTCGGGGTCGGCTGTGGCCCGGCGCCGGGATCGGTCGGGGGCTGTTCGCTGCGATCGGCGTCGACCCCGCCGCCCCGTTCAACTACGTTTGTTCGACACCGATGGCTCGCCAGCTCGAGCGCAAGATCCCGATGGCCCGGTGGCGTCCGCTGCTCGGACGCTTCCCCAAGGCCGACCGCCGCGAAAGGAACCGCCGATGAACCAGAAACAGAAGGACGCGATCAAGGCGCGGCAGCGCACGAACGCTGCCGCGATGGTAGCCACCGCCAACCAGGACGGCGGCGATGGCGAGCGCCCGCCGGCCCCCGCCCCGCCCCCGCCCAGGGCGCTCGAGGAGATCGCCGCGGAGACACGACCGGATGTGGGGCCGGGGATGCCGGTCGCCTTCATGCGCTTCATCGACAAATCGTTCCAGGTCCGCGGGCAGCAGAGCGGCGAGGTGCTGACGGCGAACAAGCAGAGCAACGGCCGAGAGCACCGCATCGAGTTGGTTCGCGAGCTCGGCGCGTTCCTGATCACGTTCATCGACCCGTCGCGGCACACGGTCGAGTACGACATCGTCGAGCGGACCGCGGTCAAGACGTGGCGCCCGGCCTGAGGAGCTGATGGCGAAGCGGCGCGCCGCGGGTCGCGCCAAGCCGCACAGCCGGAAGAAGGCAGCCGCGCGCGACCGCGCCGCGATGGACATCGATCACGCCTGGGCCAACGACGTCCGGCAGCGGCTCCTCGATGACTGCCACCCCTCGCAGCTCGATGCCGCGCTCGACGAGGCGCTGCGCATCTCGATCCTGGTCGGCCGCGGCGGCGGCAAGACGACCGTGCTGCGGGTCCGCGCGCTGATCAAGATGGTGTTCATCCCGCGCGCGCGGATCATCTACGCGGCGACCTCGCGGCCCGAGGCCGAGCGCCTCAACTGGGAGCCGCTCAAGGAGCTGGTCGACCAGCTCGGCCTGCGCGACGAGTTCTCCTTCAATGAGAGCCGGCTGCGGTGCACCTGCAGGCGCACCGGCGCGACCTACCAGCTCGCTGGGATTGACGACAAGAAACAGGTCAACCGGTACCGCGGCCAGCCGTTCAATGAGGTGCAGGTCGACGAAACGGCGTCGCACGACATGGCGCTGCTCGAGATGTTCCTCGATCGCGCCGTCGGGCCCCGGCTCGGCGAGCGTCGCGGTTGCATCGTGCTCGCCGGCACGCCGGGTCACGTTCTGCGCGGACGGTTCTACGATGTCACCCGCAAGGGCGGCGAGATGCACCGGCTCTACCGGCTCCGCGACGAGCCCGACTTCGTCGACTGGATCGGCTGGAGCTCGCACGCCTGGTCGATGCTCGACGTGCTCGCGCTGCCCGACGCGGCGGCGCGCTACCCGGCGCTGATCCTCAACTGGGAAGCGGCGCTCGTCGAGAAACTGCGCCAGAAATGGAGCGATCAAAATCCGATCTGGCTGCGCGAGTACCTCGGGCTCTGGGCCTCGGATCACACGACGGCGATGTACGCCTACCAGGCGCACGACGAGCACGGAAAGCTGTTCAACCGGTGGGCGCCGTACGGCGACCGCAAGCTCGAGGGGCTGCCGATGCTCGAGGCCGCGGTCGCCGCGTTGCCCGACTTCGAGGAGTGGCTGTTCGGCTACGGCGCCGATCTGGGATCGCGCGACCCGTTCGCCCTGACGATCTTCGCGCTCGCGCCCTCCGATCCGCTGCGCCGGTTCTTCCACGTGTTCTCGTTCGAGCGCCGGCGGATGTACCCCAAGCTGATCGCCGAGCTCCTGATCGGGCCCGAGGCGGTGGCCGCGGCGATGCGCGGCGAGGTCTACGACGAACCCGGCGGCCTGTTCGGGATCACCGGCTGGCCGGTCGCCGCGGTGGCGGACCTCGCCGGGCTCGGCGAGACGGTGCTCGACGAGCTCGCGGAGGTCTACGGGATCAAGTTCAAGGCGGCGAACAAGAAGGGCAAGCCGGGCGCGATCGAGGTGGTGAACGGCGACCTGACCGATGCCCGGATGCTCGTGCTGGCCGGCTCGCCGCTCGAGGACCAGCTGAGCACGCTGCAGTGGAAGCCCGACGAGTACGACCAGCCCAAGGAGGACAAGTCGGTCGCGAACCACAGCGCGGACTCAGCCACGTACATCCGCACCGAGCTCGGGTCGATGTTCTCGGGCAGTTCAGCGCCGCCGGAAGACGAGGGGGATCTGCCCGCCGGATCGAAGGTCGCCGGCGGCGTCGCGAAGGGCAAGAAATCGACGAAGAAGCCGCCCCCGAAGCGGGATCCATGGGGAGATGCGCCCGTGGGCTCGAAGCCGCGCGGCGAGTTCAACGCGCTGTTGCGCGGGAGCAAGATCGGGCATCTTGGAAAGCGCTGATGCCGATCCCGGCGAGATCCACTGATGCCGCCGCGCTGATCGACCTCCTGATCACGCGAGCGCCGGCGCTGATCGCCGTGGGCGTGACGTCGCTGTCCATCGGCGAGATGTCCGCCACCCTGCAGGCGCCGGCCCCGAAGCCCGACGCGCCCACCAAGCCGGCGGCGATTGCCAAGCAGCACACCGATCCGCTCCGTGACGCATCGACGTATCCCGGCGGCAAGGTGCCCGGGTTCACGCGCGAGGACGAGCCGCGGTGAGCGAGCGCTCCTCGAAGTCGTTTCTGATCGGCGCGCTGCCGCTGCGCCTCCCCGAGGATCAGTACGAGATCCAGTTCCAGATCAACGATCCCGGCGTGGTGCGCTCGGTCGCGTACTGCCTCGAGCAGCGCCTGGTCGTCGCGCGCGGACAAGCGCAGTTCGATGAGGTGCTCACGCTGTTCGTTGAGACCACGCCGAACGGGCCCAAGCGCAACCGGCGGTTCGTCGTGGTACCCACCGGCAAGCAGCTCGGCGCGCCCGACGGCTACGCGCTGACCTTCCTCGGCACCGCGGTGTCAGGGAACACCGGGCAGGTCGCCCACGTGTACGAGATCAAGGCGGTATCGTGAGGACACGGCGCCAGGCTCCGCCGCCCGACAAGCGCCGGTGGTGGAACGCGGACGAGGGCCAGGTCCACAAGGTGGTGTTCCCGTACGTCGACCGGATCGAGCGCGATCAGTTCCTACTGTTCAATCGCTTCGTGCAGCTCGAGCACCTCTACGATCCGAACTGCGCGAACTCACCCGACGCCATGATCGATGACGGCGATGCCGAGGGCATCGGGCTCGTCATCGAGAACGTGATCGCATCCAACGTCGACACGGTGACGGCGGCGATCGCCGCGACCGACGTGCGGCCGCGGTTCATGACCGACGACGGCGACTGGTCGGTGCAGCGCACGGCGACGCGGCTCGAGTGGTACGCGGAGGGCCTCGGCAAGCTGCTCGGCGTCGCGAAGGCGTGCAGGCGCGCGTTCAAGGCGGCAGCCAAGAAGGGCACCGGCCTCATCAAGGTCTACACGAACAGCTGGGACGAGGTGAAGGTCGAGCACGTGCGCGTCGACGATATTGTTGTCGACGAAGCGGAATGCAGGAACGGCGGCACGCCGCGCCAGATGCACCAGCGGATGACGAACGTCGACCGCGAGGAGCTCAAGGCGCGCTTCCCCGAGTACACCGACGAGATCGATCGCGCGCAGACCGGGCGCGGGTGGTCGCGAATGTGGGCGGGCTACCGGCCGATCGATGACGACAGCCTCGTGGCGATCGAGAGCTGGAAGATGCCGATCGGACGTTTCGGCTACGACGGCTACCGCGCCGGGCGCCACACGATCACGATCGATGGCTGCGATCTCCTCGACGAGGAGTGGCACAAGGACGAGTTCCCGTTCGCGTGCATGGTGTGGTCGGAGCGCGAGGCCGGCTGGTACGGCATCTCGCTCGCCGAGCGCATCGCCGGAATCCAGCGCGCGCTGAACAAGCGCAACTGGCAGATCGACATGAACCTCGACCACTACGCCGTCCCGGTGACGTACGTGGACATGGCGGACGCGAACCTCGCGATCCAGTCGATCAACCGGATCGGCACCGTCTGCGTGGTGAAGGGCGAACGTCCGCTCACGATCACACCGCAGGCGAACAGCCCCGAGGTCTACCAGAACCGCGAGACGCTCAAGGGCTCGGCCTTCGAGGAGAGCGGCGTCTCGCGCATGGCCGCGCAGGCGGCGAAGCCGGCCGGCATCGATTCGGCCGTCGGGATGCGCGAGTACCGCGACCAGACCACGCAGCGATTCGCGCCGCAGGAAAAGGACTTCGAGTCGTTCGTGCTCGAGGTGTTCGTCCACATCCTCGATTGCTGCAAGGATCTTGGCGCGGACGCCCCGGTGGTCACGCGCAAGGCGAAGTTCGGCGCGCGCAAGATCAAGTGGGGCGACGTCGACATGGGCGACGTGAAGGTGCAGATCGCCGCGGCGTCGACGCTTGGCCGTACGCCGGCGGGTCGCTACCAGACCGCGCTCGAATGGGCGCAGGCCGGCGTGATCACCACCGACGAATGGCGCCGGCTCACCAAGCACCCCGATCTCGACCACATCCTATCGCTCTACACGCAGGGCATGGAGTCGGTCGAGCGCGACCTCGAGGCGATCGAGGACGGGCACACCGTGGTCCCCGAGCCGTTCGGCAACCTGCAGCTCATGGCCCGTATGGGCCAGATGGCCTACCTCCGCGATCGCGACCTCGGGGCGCCAGAAGAGATCCTGGAGGCGCTGCGCCAGTACACGGTGCTCGCCGCGCACATGCTCGCCGGCGCCGCCGCGAACCAGAACGCCGGCGCCGGGCCCCCGGGATCTGCTGCGCTGCCACCGGGCGCCGGGACCTCGCCGATGCCGACGCAGCCCGAGGCTGCGCTCTCGCCGCAGGCGATGATGCTGCGCGCCGGCTGACCGGCCGCCGGACAGCCGCCCAAAGGTTGACGCTGGCGCACACCGCGCGCCGGGTGCTATTTCTCATGGGGAATGGCCGACCCCGCGCCGACCGTCCCCGCAGCGAATCCAGCGAACGTGCCCGGCGCGGTGGTGCTGAACGCTCCGCACCGCGGCGTCATCGCCGAGCAGCGAGCGAAGGCCGGCCGCGGCGACACACTGCGGATGCTCGAGGGCGGCCATGCCGACCCCGCGGGCGCCAAGCCGTCGGTGCCGCCACAGGACCGCAGCGCCAAGCCGGACGTGAAGCCAGCGACGCGCGAGGAACCTCCGGCGGACGACGTGCCAGGCGACGGCGACGGCGGGGAGCCCGATGGCCATCGCGCGCCGGATCCCGCCGCGGCAGCCGAGGATCCCGCCGTCGCCAAGCGGCTCGCGACGATCCAGGCCGCCGAGACTCGTCAGCGGGAAAAGGCCACCAAGGCTCGCGCCGAGCTCGAGACCCGCGCGAAGGCGATCGAGACCGAGTGGGCGCCGCGCGTCGCGAAGGCCGAGCATTTCGAGGCGCTCCAGGCCAAGGCCCGCAAGGGCGGCGTCCACCTGGTCGACGCCTTCCGCGCGCTGGGGTTCGGCGACGACGACCTCGAGCCCGCCGCCCAGACGCTCTACGCACACAGCAAGGCCGGCGCCGCCGACCCCGCGCGCAAGCAGCAGGCCGAGCGCGCCATGCGCGAGCGCGAGCTCGCCGATCGCGGCGACGAGACCCAGAAGCGGATCGATGCGCTCGAGGCCAAGCTTGCCGCGAAGGACAAGCAAACGCAGTTTCAGGAACTGCAGGGCCAGTATCTCGACAGCGCGCTCGACGCGATCACCGAGGCTGCGCCGATTGCGCGCGCCGCGACCGCCGCGATCGACAAGGCGCGAGCCGAAGGTACGGCGGCCGGCAAGGCACAGGCGGCCAAGCTGGCCACGAAGCTCCGCGCCAAGCTGTGGGAGCTCACGGTCGCGATGACCGCCGAGCTTGACGGCGACGCGCCCGATCCCGCGGACGTGATCGCCCGCTACGAAGAATCTCGCGGCGCCGAGCTCGACGAGCTGGGCATCCCGCGACCGACCTCCACGACGACATCGAAGCCGAACAACAAGCCCGCCGACAAGCAGCACCCGGCAAGGACGCTCAGCAATGACCTCAGCACATCACGTGTGCCGCGGCCCGCGCAGAGCGGCGACGTAGCCCGCAAGGAATCCCGACGGGACACCCTGCGCGCGCTCGAAACCGGGAAGCTCGACTAGGCGAGCTCCACGCTGCTCTGACGATCGCCGCGGTGGACGAGGAGACCCCTCATGTCCTCCGCCAGTACGCTTTCGACCGTCGCGTTCATCTACAAGCGCGAGTATTCCGATCACCAGATCGCCGATCTGACCCTCCGAGACCACGTCTGGTGGGCAATGATGCCCAAGGAGGACGGGTTCGGCGGCGACTCCTTCCTCTACGCGATCCGCTACGGCAACCCCCAAGGCGTGTCCGGCACGTTCTCGCGTGCGCGCGCGAACGCCAAGGGCAGCAAGGGCAAGCAGCCGCGCGCGCTGCGCACGCCGAAGTTCGGCATCGTCACCATCGACGGTGAGGCCGCGCTCGCCGCCGAAGGCAACAAGGCCGCGTTCTTCAATCTTGTCACGATGGAGACCGATCGCGTCCTCGAAGAAGTCGGTGACTCCTACGCGTTCGACTTCTACCGCGACACCACCGGGCTCCGCGGCCGCGTCTCGTCGATCACCGGCAACGTGCTGACGCTGACCGACCCCGAGGACGCGCGGAACTTCAAGGAGGACATGACCCTCATCGCGGACGACACGGTCACTGGCCTGTCGCCGCGAGCTGGTACGACGTTCGTGATCGCCGTCGACGAGGATGGCGGCAAGGTCGAGGTCGACGACATCACCGACATCACCGGATCGATCCAGGTCAACGACTACCTGTTTCGCGATGGCGACCCGGGCACCTGCATGGAGGGGCTCCGGGTCTGCACGCCGCTTGCGGCTCCGGTGCGCGGCGTCGACTCGTTCCGTGGGATCGACCGCGGCGTGAACCCGAACCGGCTCGGCGGATCGCGGCTCGACGACACCTCGCTCAACGCGGAGGTGGCGCTCGGCCGGCTCGCGATCAAGATCTCGAAGGTCGGCAAGAGCCACAACATCGATCAGGGCTTCCTGAACCCGACGCACTTTTTCAACGCGGCCCAGCGGCTCAACGCCAAGGTCGAGTTCGACGACGGCGGCGGAACGGCGAACTACGGATTCCAGTACATCATGATCCACACGAGCGCTGGCTCGTTCAAGGTGTACTCGGATCCGGACTGCCCGATGAACGAGACGCGGGTGTCGCGTTCAGGCTCGCAGTACATCAAGCACCTGAAGGGCCTGCCGCACGTGATCGATCTCGACGGGCTGCCGATGCTGCGCCAGAGCGATGACAACGGCGTCGAGGGGCGCATCGAGGGGTTCTGCAACCTCATCCAGGACGACACCTCCGCGCAGGGCGTCGCTTCGCTCGCGACCACCTAGCCGCCAGCCGGACTGGCCAACACCAAAACGCTTTGCCACAGCGGGGCAGTCGCTCCGCAGAAACGACCGAACGATGTCTGATATCAACTTCAATGGCCTGGCACTCCGCGGACTGCCGAGTCCGATCGCGAACGGCGTGCGAGGTCCTGTTCGTGCCGATCGCTACGGCAACCTCGTCACGCGACCCCTCGGGAAGTGGCGCACGACCGCCGCGAACCAGGGGACCTACTTCGCGGCCCACAACGCGACGAACGACGCCGCGACGACCCTCGCCGGCCACGCGGCGCCGGTGCTCGTCGATGCCGACGCGACGATGACCAAGGCGTTCATTCACCTGATCAACTCGACGGGCAGCACGAATCTCGTGCGCTGCGAACTCGACTTCATCGAGATCGAGGTGATCACGGCCGGCGCGAACGGCACCGCGGACAGCTGGGCGACCGAGCTCGACACGGGCGCCACCCGCATCAGCTCCGGCGGCACGCTGCTGGCCACGGTCAACCCGAACATGCAATCCTCGGCCACGCCGGTGCTCGTGTCCACCGGCGGGGCCGTCGTGGTCGGAGTCGAGTCGGCAAACGTCCGCTATCTCGGCCACGGGCAGTTCCGGCCGTCGATCGCGATCGCTGGTGACAAATATATGTTCGTGTTCGGCGCCGAGCCGGAGTCGATCGGCGCGAGCGCGATCGGCACGATCACCCACCACGTGGTCGGGCTGCCGCCGGTCACCTTGGGCCCGAGCGACCAGTTCCTGCTCGCGCTGTACTCGCCGTCGCAGTCCGCGGCCGGCGTGTACAAGGTCCGCATGGGCTGGACGGAGGAGTGAGATGGGTGACTTCTACCCGGTCCTGACCTCGGAGCCGAGCGAGCGCGATTTCCTCGTGAAGTTCGTCGGCGGCACCACCGCCGTCACGAAGGTGATCGGCAGGGGGCTCACCACCACGTGGATCTCCACCGGCATCGTCGAGCTCGCGTGGAGCACGAACCAGGAGGTGCCCGGCACGTTCGTCGGCCCAAAGGCTGGCGTGATCCACGCGACCACGCCAGCGAACGTCAAGGGCTACTCGTTCACGTGCGGCG